AAACCAAACTTTACTACTAGGAGTTAATGAACTTGAGTCGAATCCAAAAGATGCTTTCATATCAGCAATACTATCACCAGAGTAACTTGTATGGAATACAATACCCATATCTGCGGCTCTCATTTCTTTTGCTGTCTTGCTATTTGCTGGGACGACATATGTGATTGTATTAGGCTTGAATGCTAACATCTTTTCACCATCAATCGTAACTTCTTTCAAATCTTCTTGTGTAAAAAGCATGTCACCTTGTAATACGCCTTGAATATTTAAGTCTTTTAGACCCTCTAAAGAACGGTATAGTTTATTACGTAAACCTTCTTTACTTACTGCTTCGCCATTCTTAGTAGTATCAGAGTGGTTACGTTTAATATCATCTTTTGTTTTATTTAATTTAGGAGTTTTAGCAAATACACCTTTAGTTCCTACAAAAAACTGACCATCTTCTGGGTCAATACCTGCAAATACCGCCGGCGAACCGTCCCATTTTGTAGTAATAGAATCACCCGATTGTGCGCCATCTACTGCATCCAACAAATGTGAGAATGTAGTTACAACTCGTTTAATACCCTGCGTACCTTGATTGAATACTAATTCTTCTGCGTGGTCTAAGTGTGTATTCTTATCTTCTTCTAATTGCTTTGCATCACTTAAGGCTTTCATACGCTGATGAAATCCTTTTTGCTTTAAACGAGGCTTACGTGGACCTCTAAATCTACGATTTAATCCCTGACTTAATATAATTTCACTAATTTTCATGTTCTTTTCCCATGTGGTTGCTCGCCTGTCAGTCCAGGTCTAGCGAACCATAATCTAAACCATTCATCTGTACCGGGTTGAATATTATGCTTACGCTGATATTCACCTTTTTCGGTGCCAGTATGGGAGATATTTTCTTGGTGCTTAGAAACATCGTAGGGTTTATATATACCTGCGAGTACTTTTAACTGATGTAACTGTTGCTCAAAATCCATTTACTTCTTCTTAGCACTAATAATACCTCGTTTGAACTTACGCATGTCACCGCTTTTAATACTGTTGACAAGACGCTTTGATAAGTCAGCCGCAGTTTCTTCATCGAATTCTCTTTGAATGAATTCGATTAGATTTAATGCACCAGAAATAATATGTTCACCTTTTTGCTCGACAAAACGTTCTCTATCACTTGATAATGCAAGTGAGTTTAATTCATCAAACAGGCTTTTACGTGGTCTATTCATTTTAAATCTCCGTTACAGTATTTATCAATTTGCATCAAAAGGACTTGATTTCTTGCTTCGTGCCATTGCTCTAAGGGCTTGTGCCGCATCTGTTTTCTCTATTGGTGCTGAATTTTCTTCATCTTTTGTTGTTACTGTTGTTGATTTCTTTAGATTTGCCATCACCTTAGATGTTTGATTATCTGTAGATTCACCAACACCGCTGAATTCTTCATCACTATCTGCATCACTAATACGCAAACTGTCTCTATCAAATACTAGATTGACTTTAGAACCAACACCACTAGAAGAACGTGTTTTAAGAAGTTGTAGTTGATAATGCCCACGTTCACGCATCTGATTACTCGTAAAGATACCAATAACATTATCAGCAGTTTGAATTTTAGAGATACCACCAGCAATATGTGAATGGTCGAACTCAATTTCTTCTACAGCAGAACGATTTAACTGAGAAGCAGTAACTAGAACGGTTTCTGATTCCATTGCAAAGTTTCTTAACTCCTCAGTTACATATTTGTCTTTAATAAACAAATCACTCGCTGAAACTTTCTGACCTGCAGGTGACATCAAATCCAGATAATCTACACACATGCAGTCAACTTTCACACCAGTTTGTATTTGTAATTCTTTTATATAAGAACGCAAATCATTAACTGTAGAACCAGAAGGGAGATACTTAATTCTTAACATACCAGACTTTTTGCTGATAGTTTTGACTTGAAGTTCGACATCATCTAGTTCTTTAAATATTCGTTTTGTGCTTCTATCCGTTTGCATAGCATACATACGCATACTTGAAAGTTCTTCTGAAAGTTCCAAAGTGAAGTAAACACAATTCAAGCCCAACGAAGCCCAGTTTAGTGACATATTCTGCATGAATAGAGATTTACCAGCGCCGGACCCGCCCGCAAAAATCGTTATCTCTCCACGATTAATGCCCCCATATAATTTATCATCCAATGCTTTCCAACCTGTCGATAGTTGGCCGTTATTATCTTTTAACTTGTTTAGCACTGCACGTGGATCCTCAAAGTAGTCTGTACCTAATGAACGTGCTAGTCCAGTTTGTACTGCTTCTTTAATCCGTTGTTCTACTTCACCATAGTTGCCAGTCTCTAATAGGTCCGCACTATCTACGATTGCTCGTTCAATTGCTTTATGCCTACAGAATGTTTCAAACTCATCTACAAACCATTCGCTATGTTGGGCTATATCTTTGCTGTCCAGTTTTATTAACTCTTGACCTGTCTCTGCCTTAATCATATCAGTTGAAGGCATAGTTGAATATTCTTCACTATGTTCTGTGAGAAATTGTACAACTTGTCTAGTACCTCTATCGAAATACCTAGGGTCTACAATTCCTCGAACTCTTGTGAACAATTCGGGGTCAGTTATCATAAACTGTACGAATAAGTTTTGTAAATCTGCTGTGTAGTTTTTAACGTCTGACATATATTATATTCTAAGTCCTTTTATGCTATTTGTCAATAGCCATTGTGATTATCTTGTCTACTACTTCGTCTAGTTGTACGAGTACATCCACACTCTGTATATCTGTAAAATTGTCATGGCTAAACTCACCAGGTGAGACTACCCATTCTAACACTGAATACGGTAACTTAACACTGAGACCATCGCCTCCGTTTGTTATATGAGGTGTAACATTTTCGTGTTTTACTATTGCTACTGCATCATTATCGACTATCATCAAATAATCAAATGTATCTGGCAATGTTCTGCCATGACTTGAACCTAGAGTGTTATTCAACTTAACAGAACCTGTAACAGATTTCTTCTTCTCTGCTCCTGTTCCAGTTGTTAACACATTTGTACCGCATTTTGTTTCAATACGGTATTCTCCGAACTGATGGTCTTGTCCAATCAAATCTACATACTGAACCTTACCACCACTCATTTTTTCAATTGCTTTATCTTGTATAATTGACTTTAAGAAACGCAACGTTCTATCATTAAGTTGATTACCAACTGAATGTCGCATTTCAAAAAAACTTTTCCAATCAACTACCTCAGATAGCGACTTTGCTAACTCTGACATATTACACCTTTTGATTAAAGAACAATGAATATACACTTTCTTCATTGCTAACTCTACGAATTGCTTCACCAAAAAGTTTGGATACACTAACTTGTCTTGTCTTTTTTAAATCCTTAGGACAGCGAAATTGAATACTGTCTGTGATTACAAGTTCGTCTAATACACTATCTTCAACTTTCTGACATGCCTTGCCAGTTAATACTCCGTGTGTAATATATGCTCTAACACTTAATGCACCAGCATCCATGATAGCCTGTGCGGCATTACATAATGTGCCGCCACTATCAACAATATCATCAACTAAAATAGCATGGTGACCCTTAACTTCACCAATAATATTCATTACTTCACTTACACCTGCTTTAGGTCTACGCTTATCAACAATTGCAATGTCTCCATGAAACATATCAGCAAATTTTCTAGCACGTACCGTACCACCTGCATCTGGAGAAACAAACACACAATTCTTTGAAGAAGTTTTTAGTGTTCGTTTAATATCTTTTGCAAATGTAATACGACTTGTTAAATCATCAACTGGAATATCAAAGAAGCCTTGTATCTGTCCTGCATGTAAGTCCATTGTTAGAACTCTATCAGCACCCGATGTAGTCAATAAATTAGCAACTAATTTAGCAGTGATTGGAGTACGACTTGCACTTTTTCTATCTTGCCTCGCATACCCAAAATATGGTATAACTGCTGTAATTCGTTTCGCACTGCTACGTTTTGCCGCATCAATCATAATCAGTAGTTCCATTAGATTATCATTGACTGGTGTGCTTGTACTTTGTACTATAAAAACATCTTCACCTCTGATATTCTCATTGAACTCTACGCTACTCTCACCGTCTGCAAAGGCTTTAATTTCTGCCGGTACTAATGTTGCAAAACAATGAGCCGCAATTTCTCCTGCTAAAGAGAGATTACTGTTCCCTGCGATGATTTTCATATTGTCTCCATTTTAATATGTTACATTAATATTATAATACATGATTTTTATGAATTTGTCAATAATTAATTTTAATAAGACTCGATTAACTCATCCGCAATACCATGCCTAACTGCCTCTTCTGGTGTTAACCAATGGTCTGTTTTTGGTGCTAACAGATGTTTACGAATGTATGCTTCTTTTTTCCCAGTACATTTGATGTAATGCTCCAGCAATTTCTGATTTGTCCATTCCATATGTTTCTGCGTATCGACCATATCATGGTATTGACCACGGGTCCCGCCACTAAATTCGTGTGACATAACCGCTGTATTCTGTGTAAGATACCGATGACCTTTTGCGCCAGACATCATAAGCATAACACCACATGATGCAATCGAACCCATACCGTATGTGTAAACTGGAATACGGGATTGTTTTATAACATCAATAAGATGCATACAACTATCTACATAACCACCTGGTGAATTGATATACAAGTGAATAACTTCTGGTGCTTTATCTTTTGGCATCAAGTTGTATTCAATAATCATTTTGACTAGTGGCATACAGTTGTCTTGGTTGAATTCTTTGTCCATAAATAGAACGCCATTCTCTCTCAAATAATCACCTGGTTGTTTTGGTGGTTGAGGTGGTTGGGGCATCGGCGGAGCCGGGGGAGGTGTTGGTGTCTCTTTTGGTTCTGGTATCACATTTGTAAGTTTGTGCTTTTTCATAATTATTTACCTTTTACATTAAACGTGTTTTCACACTTATCTTTGTACTATTACTTATACGTCCGTCAATGATTGACTTTAACGTATATAGTTTTCCATACTGTTGTACTGCATCTGCGGCATCTTTTATATCATCTTCCCATAATGGAAATGAGACACTCCAACCATTTTCTTGTGCTTGTTTAATGAGTTTTTTACCAGCATGGTCTCTATCTGGGCATACAATAACTTCTCCTTTAAACTGATTAATATAATCAATTTGTCGATTAGAAGCCTCATTACTTTGAATTGCTACACAATCTAATACTGCCGCATCAATAGTTCCTTCGACTACAATTAAAAATTTTCTGTCTTCTTTAATTTTGTCTACCCCATACAGAAAATCTTTCGGTTGTTTTGTCATGTATTTAGACTCTGAGTTGCCAGTTATATCTCTACCTGTATAACCGACTGTTCTATCTCCCTGCCAAAAAGGAAATAAAACTCTGTTCTTAAAGCCCAATGCATCACTCCAATAAGCATCAACATAGTCATAGATACCCCTATCAAGCAAATACTTTGCTGATAAAATAGCATTCTCAGGCGGATTGGGTTGATTTAAGATTTCATCTAATGACTTAGCATTGTCTGGTAGTTCCATATCTTTATAAGATGGAATAATAGTTGTCGTGGTCTTGGTTGTAAATACCCAAGGACCTTCTGCTAGTTCTTTTTCTCTAATAGCCTCAATCTGTAATCGTTTAATCTCGCTCTCTGGGACGTTCATTAACCGCATTAGTTTGACAAACTTCTTGTTTACTGTTCTACCATTTCTATGCGATGCTGTAAAACCACAGTTGAAACAATGAAACGAAACACTTTCTCCGTCACTTTTTAAACCACCACGTTGTCTTGTATCTGACCTCGCTTCACCTTGGTCAATACAACATGGACAGTTAAAACTAAGCCATCCGCCAGAACTCTGACGTTGTTGACCTCGAATGCTTGAATATATAACTTGTTGAATGTTCATTAGTATCTATAATACTACAATGAACGGGAAAAGTCAAGTGCTATTTTAGTTTCTTAGCAATACTTTATCTAATGTGCCAGCAGTACCTACATGTGTAACTCTTATCCAATTGACATTTGCTTGAATTACATACCCTTGAACACCTGTCTCATTATTTACAGTAATGTTTGGGTCATACATAAGTTCTGGTGTTAAATCAAACCAATCACTATCTGCTGAACTCGGCTGAACACTCAAATCACCTTCGATACGTACTTGACCAGAGTAGCCTGTGTAGTATAATGCGATTGTATGAATTGATTTTGACTTAATTGTATTACCCGAACCATCAAATACAGTAGAAATTAGTTTGTTTCCATCATTAAAGAATGTAGTTGTCTCTTGTGAATCCTCAAATTCTGGGTATACATCGTCTTTTACTTCAACAACTCCATGAGCATTATCATTTGTGTCTGTGTATACAATCTGTTCTACACCATTCTCAACAGTATACATTGCATACTGATAGAAACCCTCTGGTAACATGATAGTATCTGATGTTGGAATATCTAGTTTTGCCATACCTTTTGTAGCATTAGTGATTACTGGATATCTGAATAACACATTTTCACGGCTTTCTCTGTCATACATTTTCCATATTAAAGTCTTATTAGTTAGGTCAATAGATTTCCTATCTGTGTCTCTAAATTTAAATCTAAGAGTATTATCGATACCCTTATGTAGTTTGTGAGTTGTGTCATACATTGGCATATTTCCTAGGTATTGAGTCATAGTAGTAGTATTGTCACCATCTAACACTACAAACTCTATTTCTCTATTATATTGATATAGG